ATCCTACATCAAGAAATGCAGCAGCTTATGACAAGCCAATAGGTCCTCAAGTACCACTACCACCATCATTACCGCAATACGATAAACCTATAGGTCCATCAATAGACCTTTTTACTAAACACAAAGAAAAAATTGATTTCTTTAGCAAAGCTATATCAGGAATTGGTAAAGCAGCAGGTGTATCTATAGGTGGTGAAACAGTAGGTGCTTTACTTGCAGGAAATTTAGCCTTGGGAATTTTTGCTGCTGCTATAGGGAAAGCTATAGAATATGTTAGTAAGTTTATTACTTCTGTCATAAGTTTTACAGAAGAATTATTTAAATTTAATGTAGCTACAGGTATTTCAGTACAAAGTTTACAACAATGGCAATATGCTGCTGCTAAAGCAGGCGTTGCTGGTAAAGATGTTGCAAATGCACTTAAAGGAATTCAATTAGCGCAAGCTGAAATACAACTAGGTGAAGGAAATATAGCTCCTTGGGCATTATTAGGAATAGATCCCAAACAAGAGCCTACTGCTGTACTTTGGCAAATACACGAAAGAATAAAGCAAAATGCAGGACTTTCAGAAGGAATGGCTCGTTTGTATGCCCAAAAATTTGGGTTATCAGATGATATGTATCAAATGTTAAGAAGAGATAACTTAGCGTTATCAGATCTTAATAGAAACATGGCCGTAAGCCAAAGACAGACGGCTACTTTTGATAAACTTAATGGTGCAATAGGTCAGGCTAAAATGCAATTTAGCATACTGGGTGCTAATATTGGTGAAATACTAGCTCCTGCTGTACAAATGGTAGTTGATTTAGTTGCTGATTTAATTGAAGGATTTAATCTTTTAATGCCAGTGGTTAAGTTTCTACTCGAACCATTTAATATGATTTTTAAGTTAGTAAACGGCATATTAGAGGGTTTAGGTAAAATATTAAATTGGGCTAGTGGTGTGTATGATGTTTTTACACCTGAAGAAGGAAAACAATCGGCTCAGAGGAAAACAACTAACCCAGCAACTAACTGGCTAAGTATGTCCACTGAAGATAAAAAGAAATCAACAGCTTNTTCTATCACCCCAAATGCTAGTTTATCATCTTCATTGAATTCAAATCCGTCTAAAGTTACAGGAATAGAAAATCAAAATGTAAATATTAACTTAGCTGTAAATGGTGCTGGTGATCCTAAAAAAGTTGCCGAAATGACTACAGCTTTAATTAAAAAACATTTAGATAATCAAAACTCCAGCGTTTTAGAATTATCACAGTTAGCAACGGTTTAATATGGCAACAAACATTATACCTAGTGATCAAAAAAGTGTATATGATGGGTTAAGTAATAGCCAAAAACTTGCTTACGCTTATCCTACTCCATTACCTTATGGTATTTCTGGTTTAGTATTTGATATACGTGGTGAAGAACGGATGGAGTTTCGTTCTGAGATTACAGATCATTGGTTAGAAGATAATACTGCTATACATGATCAAATATCTCTTAATCCAGAAAAAGTTACACTTACTGGATCTGTTGGTATTATTGCTTATGCTAAACCTTTAGCTCCTAGAGCACCTATACAAACAGCTGATAGTTTACCTATAAATTTAATTGTAGTTCCTGTTATTACACCAGGTTCTACTCAAGCTGAAAATGCTTCAGATAACACAGAAGCTATAGATGTAGATACTGGGATACAAAGTCTTTATGATTACTATTTAGCAAATGGAGATATGGGTACAGATAGCAATGAACCTAATGCACAAACTAAACAACAACAAGTTGTAGGGTATCTTTATAATCTTTGGACAGGTAGGGCTTTATTTACAGTGGAAACACCTTGGGGTATATTTACTAATATGGCTATTGAATCATGTGAGCCAAGCCAAAGTTCTGAAACAGAAAATCAAACAGATATTTCTGTTACATTTAAAAAATTAAGATTAGTTGGTGAAGTGTTAGTTAATGTCAATGTTACTATTGGTCGTAGAACTGCACAAAATGCAGAAGGTAAGCCTTCTTTAAATGGCAAAGTAGGACAAACTACACTCACACCTACACAAGGTATACAAGCATATTTAGCAGCACAACTTAAAGCACCGAAATCATAATATGCAAATAGTCACGGGTATAAATGATAATCCATCACAGGTGTTTAGTTTAAATCTACCAGATGGCACTTCAGCTACATTTACATTGTCTTATAGACCTAATCAAAAAGGTTGGTATTATGATATGAGTTGGAATGGTACTAATCCATCATTTCAAGTAAATGGATGCAGGATTACTGTATTTCCAAACATTTTAAGAGCTTTTAAAAATAAGATTAATTTTGGTTTAGCTTGTTTGACGACTGATGGATACGAACCTATGAATTTAAATGATTTTAATATTAAGTATGCAAATCTTTACGTTCTTACTGAAACTGAAGTGCAAAGTATTGAATCTAGTATTTTTACACTTTCTTGAAATTTAACCGAACATATAATCTTGTTGTCGATGTAGGTCCTTATTCTCCAGTACAAAAGGCCGTAGGTACTCCTTCAACCAAGTTTTCAGCATTTCAAAAGTTTGCAGAAAACAGTGTTACAATAGAACCTAATTTTACAATAGAGTTTACTATCAGGCGTGAAATGCTTGCTACGGCTCAAACGGCATCATTTAAAATTTATAATTTAGCACAAGCTACAAGGGATGTAATTTATAAAGATTGGTTTAATGGAGCTTATTATACAGGCATTGAATTTAAGGCAGGTTATTTAAATCAATTTATGCCCGTTATTTTTAACGGAACAGTACGCCAAGCTTACAGTAAAAGAGTAAGTCGTACTAATATTGTTACAGAAATAGAAGCTTACGATGGTGGATTTGCACAAGCTAATAGTTATTCTAACTTTAACTTACAACCTGGAACTAATCTTACCGATTTAATAAATCGTTTAAATCAAGATTTAGTTAAAGTAGCTCCTACTCCTATAGTTGGAAATCTACCTGCATTAGCTAATCAAAGAGCTATTGTATGTGTAGGTCCTACATATAACATAATACAAAAAATATTACCTGTTAATGTTAATGCCACCATTGATAATAATCAGCTTAAGGTTCTTGGCATTAATGATGGATTTAAAGTAAACGAAGAAATTTTTGTTATTAGTTCTGAAACAGGTTTATTAGACATACCAGAACGGCAAGGTAATTTTATTGCTTGCAAAATGTTATTTGAGCCTCGTTTAACTATAGGTCAATTAGTGTGGTTGGTAAGTGCGGATATACCCAAATACAATGGTATATATCCAGTTCAAGGCATTACCCACGAAGGCATTATATCTCCTTCTGTAAATGGTCCTTTAGTAACAACTGTAAACTTATTCTTAGGACCTAATGGCGAAAAAACTTTAAGCGGTGGAGCGCAAGGTACTTCATAATATGTCTGATCAAACAAACATAGCTAATACGCTTCCTAAATCTAAACCTGATTTAAAACTAGTATTCCAACAAATCACTAGGGAAATAATGAATAGCTTATCAGTAGCTCAATCGGCTACTATTGTTAAATTTTATCCAGCTACTCAGACCGCAGATGTACAACCTAATATTGCTCAAGTTATACAATATTTAACTGATGCAAATGGCAATCCACAGCCTAATTATGGTCCTTATCCTATATTCCCTGCTGTGCCAGTTGTTTGCTTAGGGGGTGGGGGGGGTGCTATAACCTTTCCAATAACTGCTGGTGACCAATGTATGCTTACGTTTATAGACAAAAATATAGACGCTTGGTGGCTATCTGGTACTCAAGGATTGCCTCCAAATAACGCTAGACAGCATGATTTGTCTGATGCAGTGGCTATAATTGGCCTTAGAAGTCAAAATAAGAGCCTTTCTAGCTATTCTACAACCGATACACAGGTTTATGGATCATCTGGTCCTAGTGGCCCCTTAGTGTCATTAGGAACCGATAAGGTGGGCATTTCTAATGCTTCTATGACTTTATTGACTGCAATGAATGACTTGGTATCTGCTTTAATCGCTTTAAATGCTAAAACTGGACCATCTGCTTTAACTCAAATAACACAATTTCAATCGGATATTACCGCATTACTTAAATGAGCACGCCGTCCATGATATTTAGAAGCCTTACCATTGGTGGTAATGGTGCAAGTGCTATAGCTACAGTATCTGGTGGTGTAGTAAGGCAAATTATTCCTCTTACCAATGGCAGCAACTATTTTAGTCCACCTGCTATTACTTTGGTTGGAAATGGCACAGGGGCTACAGCTCAAGCTAATATTATCCAAGGACAGGTAGGCACTATAAAAGTAACTAATGGTGGTTCAGGATATACTTATCCTCCTACTGTTAATATTATTTCAAGTTCTGGAGATTGGAATTTTGGACAAGGATTATCTAGTTATTTTACTGGTAATGCTGCTATAGCTGCTAACATAAAAACAGCACTAAATACATTTTTAGGTGATGCTTTTTGGCAAGCTAATTTCGGAGTAGATTGGATTAATTTACTAGGCAATAAAAACACCGAACAATCAATTATATCGCAAACTAGGGCAATTATTGCAAATTGCTACGGAGTGGTGCAAATAAACTCAATTAATTATAATTTAGATAGCCTTAGACGACAGTTGACCTTAAGCTATACAATTTCAACAATTTACTCCAGTAACGTAACCAGCTCGTCTACAGTCTCATATTGACCACTGTAAACCAGTTATTCGATACCTATTCCTAACTTACTAGACATTCACGGCCTACAAACCCAAACGATTAACGAGATCATTAGCGAAATCGAAAACGGTTCCGTTGATTTTCCTGGTTATTTAACAATATTCCCAGGTGCTAATGTACAACCAAACTCGCCTGATGCTAATCTTATACAGATTTTTGCACAAGGTAAGTTAGATGTATTAGAACAATTAGCTACTATCTATGCTTCATTTGATCCTGATTTAGCATTTGGCACTACATTAGATCAGCGTTGTGCAATTAATGGTGTTGTACGTTTAGCTGGTACTTATACTCAGCAACCAATGACGTTAGTTATAACGTCAACTGTTACACTTTACGGTTTAGATAATCAAAACAACAATCCTTTTACCGTATCAGACAGTTCTGGAAATCAATATCAATTACTTGTTACACAAACATTTTCACCAGGTACATATACTAGTAGCACTAGTGTTGGATTTCAAGCTGCTAAACTTGGACCTGTACGATCTGATGTTAATACAATAACAAACATAATTACTGTTACAAACGGTGTTTCGTCTGTTAATAATCCTTCTACTTATACATATCTTGGAATTACAGAAGAGACAGATGCTCAATTAAGAACACGTAGAGCTGCTTCAGTGTCTTTACCTAGCCAAGGTTATTTAGCTGGTCTTTATGGCGGTTTAACGAGCATACAGAATGTGACTTATGTTAACGTTAAAGAGAATAATACAAACATAGCTTCAAGTACTACTGTAGGAGGTATACCACCTCATAGCATTTGGGTTATTGTAGCTACTTCCGCATCCTTAACAAGTATACAATCCAATGGTTATTCTTTAGCATATAATATAGCTGAAGTAATTTATAATAAACGTAATGCTGGATGTGGTCAGACTAATTCTGGATCAGGTGCATCAGGAACAGCAGTTCTTTCTGGTAGCACACTAGGATCTATTACATTAGGATCTGGTGGATCTGGTTATTNCAATGCTCCT